ACCTCTTCGCATGGAAACATGAAGCTGTTAACGACACCGCAAAGCTCACCCGGTTACTGGGCGACCTACCTGAATGGCACGCAGAGTTAGCCCGCTTTGGTAGGGACTTTCGAAGACCCGGTGGTCCACACGACAGGTTGATAGCCGACTATGAGATTCGTAATGGTTTACGGTTACCCATACCATTTCTGGAAGACCTGGCACACGAGGTGTACGCCCGTCAGCATATAAAGTCTATGGCAATGGCTAGGGTGGTGGTTCTGATACTGTGTACCACGGCGACTGCGGGTAAGTTCCGACACTGGGAACAGAACACCCCTACCTCTGTCTATTGGATAATATGTGGTAAGACTGGCGTTGGAAAGTCTATCATCCAGAAGACATTGGTGGGTGTACTGGGTAACGCTAACTTCCGTAACTTCCCCAAGAGTGATTCTGGTTATATTAAGGACCTACAGAAAGACCCGGCTACGGTACATTACGTGGACGAGTTTGGTCGTAAGTTAGCCAACGCAGATAAGAACTTTGAAAACGTGCTAACCATTATGATGGACACCTATAGTTTACACGACGGTGAGTTACGTCCTGGTTCGTACAGTGCCGCAGCAATGAGAACCGAATCACAGAACAAAGCATTAGAGCAAACGATAGTTCACCCTCACCCCGGCGTGGTACAGATTACCACATGGGAAACCTTGAAGCCCTGTGTAGAAGATAGCCATATCGACTCCGGGTTATTAAGCCGTCCGATACCGTGGTTTATTGACGAACGTCCAATGAAGTGGTTTGATGGTGTTAAGTCTGGCCCGTGGTCGTTGTCTGTAGTAAATCACTTCAAACAGTTCCGTACGATGGGGACTACTGTACGAATACAGGAGCAACCACAAGCAAAGCACTTGCGTATTAAGTTTGCAATGGAGCTCAACAACACAGACCAGGAAGCTCTCCTGAACCTAAGAAACAGGCGTGACGAAAACGTTATCAGATTGGCAGGTGCAATAGCAGCCGTGGAAAACCCAGCAAATCCAACTATCACTGTTCGTATTATGGAGTTCGTAATTGCTGTCGTTCGTAGGGGGGGTGAGTTGTTTGACAGTGCTGTGATAAAACGTAACCACAAAGAAAGCCCGTTCGTAAGTGTGCTGAACCACATAGTTGAACGACTGGGTAAGTCTGATGTCGGGGCGTTAACAGCAACCGAACTGCTAAACACCTGTGGACCATTTCGTACTTTCAAACACCGGGGTATTGTGGGAGCACAGGCTAGGGACATGGTATTAAAAGAAGGTTGTGATATGGAACTGTTCTACGTGGAACTCGTAAAGAAGGTGGGTACCAACAGACCAGTGAAAATGATAAAGCTCCCAGACGTAAAGTCAGAGGGAGAAATAGTAGAGTATTGAGGAGGGTGTAATGGAACTTATCGCATTGATATTTGGAGTGGGATTATTGGTGTTGTTTGGTCGGGGTCTTATGAACATAACCCTGTTCTTTATTAACCTGTACAACGAAGCAAAGGGGGACGGAGATGAATAACAGAAAGTTCAGACGTAAGGCAACGAAGGGTGTACTGGGTGTTCAAGACTCGTTGAGATACCCGTACTGTGAAGGGGTGTATGAAGCAGAGAGACCGAAGCATGCTGTGATAGAGTACGCCGTGAAGAAAGGATGGGTCAACCGGGTGGGGACGACGTTGTCGCTAACAGAAGAAGGGAAACGTTACGTCGCAAAGAGGTATCCGAATCTGGTACGGCATGAGGACAGGGTAGAGGACGCGGTAGAGCAAACTGTATAAAATGTTAGAGATGTATTTGGCGAATAAGTTTATTAAATAGGTGGTTGTGTAATGATTACAATTACTTGGGTGTGGCAAAATCAATAAAGTGTATAAAGTGTATGGATTTGGTATGTGTATCAATGTATGGCTAAGTCTAAGGGCGTGTCTAACACTCCGGGCGTGTCTGCGTGTGTAAATTAGTATATAAATAATACTATACATATTATACATATTATACATATTATATGGTACAGTACGGTGTGGCCCTTTAAAACCGGGGGCCGACGTGAATTTGAGAAGTGTAAGAACGGATTACACATTATCATCACTTTATCTTTGGAGGTGGATTATGGCTGATGAAGTGGTACGTTTGAGTGTGGTTATCGTGAAGAAGACCGCTCGTGCGTACGTGGTAGACCACGGTGGCGATAAGAACGCTATCGTGCCTCAGTCGCTGGTGAAGGTACTGGGTACTTGCCAGGGGCTAACAACTATTGAACTGCCAGAATGGCTGGCGCTGAACGAGGAGATGATATGAAGGTTATTGAAGTCAGAAACAAGAGTGGTATGCTCCTCGCACTGGATATGGCACAGTACGAGGACAAGGGTACCGTCATGATTAAATGCGGTTCCTTTGAAGTGACTTTGCGGGATCCAATGGAAGCGGGCAACTGGGTAGGTTGTGTCCTGATGGCCAGGCGGAAAGCATTAGCACGGTTACGCAAGAAGGTTAAGAGAGCTCCTCAGAGTCTTTTCCAGGTAGCCGTATGAAAGCACTCGGGTACGTAGCAATCGTGATACTCACAGCGGTAGCGGTGGTCGGAGCATTGGTTCTACTGGTACCCCTGTGTGTTGCTGAAAAACTTATTGGAGACGACAATGTCTAATAGTCTTACAATCTTGGGACACGAGATAGAAAGTGGTTCGGTGGTACTGGTTCTGTTCGACGACTATAAAACAGCTAAGGAAGAATACGAACGTGCCGTGAATGGTGTAGCAACCACCGGGTTGGATTCAACCTATACTACGGTGCTAGTGGATCAGCGTCTTGATGTACCCAGTAAGGCGATTAAGATCTTTTTCAGGGAGAGGAACCGGGACAGAGTAGCCGGGTTCCATAAACGGAAAACAGTGGTGTACAATAAAGGACGATTTCCACAATGGCTAAGAGAGTTTCAAAATCTAAGGACGTGGTTCTAGAGGAGGAGTACCAGCGCGCCAGTATAGCGGTACAGGTAAAGCAACGGCTAATAACAGCCATCGAGTATAAGGACTTCAAAGGTCGTATCTCGAAGCAAAAGGTTGTAGACCTTATAGAGCAGACGGTGGTGTAATGTGGCAGATATTGCTAGCATACTTCCTGTTGATGTTCTTCACTGTGTACCTGTTTAATGGCGCAGTCACCAATAACAAGGCGAGATTCCTTTTTGCGTTACTGGGTGTTATCGTAGCATTCGTGTGTCTCGTCATTTCAACAATGAGGAGTTTTCAATGATGCGAGACGTTGCGTGTGAAACGTGTAGGTACCGGGAGGACTTCGGACCCGACCTGGAGATGGGGCAGTGTCGTCTCTATCCTCCACAGGTGTTCGCTCTACTGGGTGCCAAAAGCGTCGGCGCTCTTACCATACAGGAGAGCCGTCAGGTGTACGAATACCCGGAAACACCACGGAGTGCGTGGTGTGGGCAACATAAACCGGGTAATCCGAAGTCGGATTGATAACCCATAAACCACCGGATTCACTGGGGAAGTAAAAATAGTTATTTACAACCCTAGTGGATCTATGGTATAAGAAAAAAGAACAGCATCGTAACTTGTTACGATGAATTGGAGATTTGAGTATGGCCAGCACAGGTAGAGGTGCCCGAGACAAAGGACAGAGAGGTGAACGCCATGTAGCCGACTTGCTAACCCAAGCCTTCCCCCACAACCTGAGAGTGCGCCGGAACATAGACCAGTCCAGGCTGGGGGGTGAAGACATTAATCCCGACATGGTACCGGGGTTCAGCATAGAGGTTAAGTGGCAGGAACAGTTTCAATTGAAAACGTGGTGGGGACAAGCGGTAGACCAGGGAATCAGACGTAGCGCGATAGAAGGATACGAAGTCATTCCAGCTTTGGTGTATAAAAGGAACCGGGTACCCTGGAGGGTACGCCTTCCTCTACGGTTGTTTGTACCATACGCACATATCAGAAAAACAATCGACGTGTCATTTGAGGAATTTATAACGGTTATCAAATATGAACAGCATAGATTTCATCCCGGATAAAGACTTAATAATAGCAGCGCTGCAACGGGTCATCATCGTTGATGGTAGACCCGTGACCAGTGTTGACTTTGCTAAGTTGCTGTTCAGTTGTGGTAAAGACGTACTCCCCTTCGAAGACACCCTCACATATTACGGGTACTCAGAATCATACTGGGAACGACCCGAAGATCTTAAAGCAATTATCACCTGTTATAATATGGGCAACGTTCATACCAAGCGTGAGCTCACTAGCCGTATGTTACACGAGACCGACCCGTCGGCTCAGTCCCGGGTGGACTTGGTACTGAAGAAGGTATGGGCTGCGTATGTGGTGGAAGAAGACGCACCGTCGTCTATGGACATTAACATCCACACCATCATGACAGATAGCGAAGACGATAAGCACCCCGAGAACAAAGACGTTATAGTGGAGAATGAGGTTCCCGATGCGGAAGAGCTATAGCACGGACCTCAGCATACCGCAGTCTAAGTTCTTCCATTCAAAGCAACCCAGTGTAGCAGCAATTGCTGGGTTCGGTAGTGGAAAGACATTTACACTGTGGATGAAGTTGTGGCACTGGATGTGTCATTACCCCGGTGTAATGCACGGGTACTTCGCACCGACGCATGGTTTGATAAGAGACATTCTGTTCCCACTGGTTACCGCCTTCTGTGAAGAGGGGAACATACCGCACACCATAAAGCAGAGCTCGGGTATTATATACATACACGGTCTTGGCTCAGTCATCTGTCGCAGTATGACGTACCCGGAACGTATTGTAGGTTTCGAGATAGGTAACGCCGCAATAGACGAGATAGACATTATGCCTCGTGATAAGGCGTGGGACGCCTGGCGGAAGATAAAAGCACGTTGTCGTGTAACCCTTATAGATAAAGCGGGTAACCCAGTGGTCAACCAGATGGCACTGGCCAGTACCCCCGAGGGATACAAGATGGCGTACGAAGCATTCGTAAAGGATCCGCTGGAAGGTAGCCAGTTGATTCAGATGTCGACATACAGTAATGAGCACAATCTACGTCCCGGGTACATACAGGAGCTTCACGCAAACTACCCGGAGGAACTGGTCAAGGCTTACATCATGGGTGAGTTTACGAACCTCGTTGCTGGTACGGTGTACAACACGTTCAGCAGAGAGTTCAACGGGTGTCGGAATGTTAAGCTCGGGAAACGGGAACACCTGTATGTCGGAATGGACTTCAACGTTAGAAACATGGCGGCTATTGTACACGTAAAGAGACCGCCTTTTGTGGCGGCCAGGAAAGAGCTCTTACAGATAGATGATACGCCGTCGATGATAAAGGTACTGAAAGAGACCTTCCCGAACCACCCGTTAACTATCTTTCCAGATGCTAGTGGTGGTAGAAACGATAGCCGGAGCGCCAGTAACTCAGACCTGAAGATGTTGTCCCAGGCGGGGTTCCGAATAAAGGTTAATAAGAAGAACCCCTTTGTAAGAGACCGTGTCAACAGCATGAACATGGCCTTCGAGGGTTCCCGGGGATATAAATATGTGGTGGACCTGGACGGGTGCCCCACCTATGTAGAGACCCTAGAGCAGCAAGCTTACGATAAGAACGGTCAGCCCGAGAAAGATAAGGACCAGGACCACCCTAATGATGCCGGCGGATATTTCATCAATATGGACTATGGCATAACGAAACCGTCAACCAAGGTAAAGAGGACAACGGGAACATGAGTGTTAAAAATGAGCATGTCAACTATGCGACTATGAAACCGGAATGGGATAAGTGTCTCGACTTTGTCACATCGGAAAAGGCGGTACATGCTAAGGGTGAAACCTACCTACCCAAACTCAGCGAACAGGACGACGACGAGTACAAGGCGTACAAGGCCCGCTCACCCGTTATGATGTTCGCACAACGTGCTGGCAAGGCGATGACGGGTATGGCCGGTCGGAAGGAACCCTATGTAATGGGCAAGGACTTGGTAGAGGAACTGATAGACGAAATAGACGCCGATAAGAACGACCTGGCTTCTTACGTCGCAGCACTACTCCTCCGGTTCCTGTTCACTGGTAGAAGTGCTACACTGGTAGACGTACCCACTGTCAACGCTAACTTGACCGTACTCCAGGCAGAGGAACAGGGTATACGACCCCGGTTTATTTATTACAGGGAGAAGGACATACTCAACTGGCGTATGGAGCGTGTGAATAATATTAACACGCTCGTGTTCCTGGTACTGCGTGAAGAGGTATCGGAAATAGAAAGTGAGTTTGATTGGAAACCTGCTTATCAGTACCGGGTGTTGGATTTAATCGACGGCAAGTACCGGGTAAGGTTGTACGATAACGATGGTGTGGAGATACCGAACTCAGAAACGTTCCCACGTAAGAAGGGAGCCTTTATGACGTTTATCCCAGTCATCATTCACGGTGGTGTTGAGCCTATTGATCCACCTCTTAACGGTATCGTGGACATCAACAAACATCACTATCAACTGGGTGCTGATGAAATGCACGGTCTTCGTATGGCAGCACTCCCCACCCCGTACTTCTTTGGATGTGACCCGGAGGACGACGACTTTCCAAACCACGTCGGACCGTCCCGGGTTATAGGACACAGTGACACAGACGCCAAGACCGGGTTCCGTGAATTCAGTGGTGCCGGGTTACAGACCGTTGCTTCTAAGCTACAGAAGTTCGAGGACGTCATAGCCATGTTGTCTGTTCAGATGACTACTGAAAAGGCTAACGCGTCGGCAACCGGGTCGGCAATAGACTACGCAAACGCTACAGCAACTCTTGCGGGTGTGGTGGACGTACTGAGTAGTGAACTGGAAACAGCACTACAGTATGCGGCAGACTGGGACGGTATAAATCCCGAGGAAATAGGGTTGACCCTTAATAAGGACTTCATGCCAGGCGGAATGACAGCACAGGATCTGTTAGCCCAGTTGCAGCTCTATTTACAGGGTACGATATCTTACTCTACCTTCTACAAGAACATTGCAAAGGGTGAGTATGCGGATCCACACAAGACCCCTGAAGAGGAACGTGAAGAGATAGAACAGGACATCCCACCGGGACTGAACAGGGACACCGGAACAGAGGATAACCTGGACGACGATAACGCAGATGACGGCGGCACCCAGTAATGGAATCCTATGCTGACAGAGTGTTACGGTTGACGGTACGATTGGAGCAGTTAGCCAAGAGTGCTTCCCGTGATACCCAAAGAATACTCCGTAAGATGCAGAAGGAGATTCTAGGGGCATTACTGGCTAACAACATCGACACGAAAAAGGTGTTGGACAGGGTACGCCGGGAAGTCCGTGATATCTCAATAGCCCGTTATGCTGAGATAGACGAAATACTTTTTAACCACGAAAGCATGACCGCACAGGCAGCACACCAAGTGGAGATTCGGTCCTATGCGGCACTTGCGGATGTTGGTAAGATATTCGTTGAAATGAGGGACATCGAAAAGATCGTAGCAGACGCATTCGATATTATTATGCCAGGACTTGGTGGTCGTCAGACTACAGTAAAGGACATACTCAAACGGTTCGGTGCTAATGGTACTGGGGATATGATGAACATAGCCACCCGTGCGTACATCGAGGGTCTCCCGGTTTCCGCAATCACACAGATGGTTCGGGACAGTACCGGGTTACAGGAACGACAGGCGGAAACAATAGCACGGACGGCAATACAGGCCACCGCAAACCAAGCCCGTCAGGACGTTGCGGATAACCTACCCGTGGACAAAGAAATATGGATGGCTACACTAGATTCAAGCACCTGTCAATTTTGTCAAGGGCTGGATGGTAAGTGTAAACCAAAGGGGACGTTCCCCCGGTTAGCCCATCCGAACTGCCGGTGTGTCCGACTGTATGTACCAGACGACCGGAGTTGTAAGCAGGTAAAGGCGGACCTCACAAGGGTACAACGTGGGCCAGACGATAGGTCGAAACCACTTAATAAATATAAGACGTTTGGCGAATGGATCCTAACCCAGCCCGTAGCGTTTCAGGAAGAGGTACTGGGTGTGGAGCGTTCACAATTATTACGGGAAGGTAAGGTCCAATTCGACAAGATGTACACCGCATCGGGAAAACGGAAGACCGTTGCGGATATAAAGAAGCACTACCTATAACCCCACCAGCAGAAGGAGAACAAGATGGAAATCAGTGAAGCTGAATTGCAAGCAAAGATTGACGCAGCAGTAACATCCGCAGTCGACGGTCTAAAGACCAAACGGGACGAGCTCCTGGGTAAGATCGACAAGTATAAGGCGGACATTGAAGTAGCCGAAAAGGCTAAGGCAGACGAACTGGAAGCAGAGCGTCAGGCCAAGTTATCAGCCGAAGGTAAGCATGAGGAGGTTCTTAACAGTGTTAAGGCTAACCTCCAGAAGACTATCGATACCCAGACTGATAGGCTTACTGCCGCAGAAACCGAGGCTAAAAAGGCTACAGGGGACTTGAGGACGTTACTGGTGGACAAAGGATTAAGCGCAGCATTCCTTGAAGCCGGTGTTACCAACAAAGACCTCTTGGAGGCAGCCGTAACCCTTAACTCTTCCAAGGCCGAAATCGTGGACGACGAAGAGGGTAACCCGGTGGTGAAGATTGACGGTCTCGATATGGACACGTTCACCAAGGGCTGGACAGTGGGTAAGGGTAAGGCCTTTATCTCTGACGGTCGTTCTGGTGGAGGAGCAGGTGGTTCTGGTGGTGGTGGAGGGACTGACGATTACGAACAGTTCTTCAAACCGGAAACCAAGAACATGACCAAGCAGCAAGAGCTTAAGAAGGTAGATCCTGACAGGTACGCCGCCCTGGATAAGAAGTACAACGCTCAGGGTAAACTTCCTCTCAGTGCTACGGTTAGGCGGTAATGTTCGACTGCACGCGCTGCGAGAAACCAGTAGAAGAGGAAGGGGTACTGTGTGAAGACTGTGTAGAAGAGGACAAGGCCCCGGTCATCATAGTACCACCTCCGCCACCTCCTAAGGTCAGCGCAGGGGGTAACAAACAGCAACCCATGCAGAAGCCGGTGATAAAGGAAACGTCCCGGGATAGGATACCAAGGGTGTCCGGCATGGCTAGAGTAACAGTGTACGCATATTCGGTAGGAATAAGGGGGTACCGATACACCCTGTCAGTTCCGCCTATTGCTAGCATAGCCTGGCAAAAGGAGATGACTGGTACACAAGCGGTTCAGTTCCTAAGGGGAATCAAGAGCCGCGGTAAGAACCGGAGACTGGAGTCCCCGGTGTTATTGGACGTAGAATAAAGCAGTACGCAGCCCAGTGGGTAAGGCCCACCGGGTTGGAGATCTTCAGACAACGGACTAGGTCCCGAGTCGTTCCGTAAGGCGGGAAGGTACACAGCTGAAAGGTTGCGGTATCTTACCCGCCTTTCTTTTTGACAAAAAACAACTCCACGGAGAATCAACATGGCAGTTAATACCTTAACTGAAATTTATGCCCGGGACCAAGCTGACCGGGCGCTAATTGACGAGTCGATCAGAAAGTCCGCGGTATGGAATTCTGGTCTTGTAACCATTGACCCCAAACTGTCTGAGATGGTGGCAGCAGGTGAGGGTCGTAAAATCAACCGCGTAGGATGGCAGGACATCGCAGATCCGCTTATTACTGGTAACGCCGCACAGGCGACAACCCATAACCCCGGCTATCCGGACGACAGTTCTACGCTGTTGATCCCGAATGCAAGCTCGACCTATATGTATGATGCAGTGAAAACCGTTACTGCTCATTCCTTGGGACAGCGTGAGATCATCAAAGCGTGTTCGTTTGTCGACGATCCTCTCATGGCCCTCAACGGCATGATTACTGGGTACTGGGCACGGTTCTTTGATATGTATGCTACCCTGATTCTTTCGGGTGTACTGGCGGACAATATCGCTAACGACAGTTCCGACATGTTGTACGGTGACGGTACGACCGCAATCGATGAGAATGCAATCCTTGATGGCTTTGCTACACTGGGTGACGCAGCCGAGTTGGGTACAGGTGTAATGATCTGTCACTCCAAGGTAGCTTTCGTACTCCGTAAGGCACAGCTGATTGACAGTATTCCAAGTGCCGAGAATCCAGCGGTTAACTTCGAGTATTTCCAGGGTGTCCGAATGATCGTATCTGATCAGGTACCGGCCAAGTCTAACAAGGCTGTTACTATCCTGGCACAACCCGGTGTTATTGAGTTCGGTTCTTCCGATAATAACATCGTGCCTTCCGAGCTCTACAGAGATCCTCGTGTGGGTGTGGGCGGTGGTGAGGAGCAACTCATTACCCGTCAGCAGTTTGCTATGCATCCAATGGGTATGTCCTGGGAAGACGACACCGTTACAGGTGCTGTTGCGTCTGGTTCTATTCCTGGTCTTGGTAGCACCAAGTTGTGGCCTGCCGCTACCGATATGCAGGTAGCCGCTAACTGGGACCGTGTCCTGGCTCGCAAGAAGATCAAGGTTGCTTTCATTTGGACCAGTGAGGTAGCAGGTGGGATAACCTCTTAATCTGAGGGGGCGACCTATGTCTTTAAATAAAGCAATCATCACTCCGGCAGAGGCGGACGTAATATTAGCAACCGAGACCGACTGGTTAGCATTGACAGACCCGGTTAAGGAAGCACACATTGCTAAGGCTTCTGTGTATATGCAGACACGGTTCACCTGTT